GCGGCTGAGTTTACTAAGAAGAATCCTGATTTCTCAGAAGTCATTCAATCGTTTATCAATGATTATCAAGGGGTAGATATCCCTGAGTTAATGACTGTTGCGGCAGATGGTGAAAACGGACCAGCACTTGCTTATCACCTGGCTAAAAATCCAGACGATATGGAACGTATTCTCGCATTACCAAGTCACCGTAGACTCATTGAGTTAGGTAAGTTGGAAGACAGACTAAGTACACGAGTTGTTCCAGTCAAGAAAGTGTCAAGTGCTCCTGCACCACTGACTACTGATAAGGGCGCTGCTGTTGGTAAGAAGGATATCAATGATCCTAAGTTATCACAGGCAGAGTATCGCCAGGCTAGAATGGAACAGCGCAAAGGCAAATTTTAATTAAAGGATAATATATTATGGCAACAGCAAATACCCTACAAACCATCAGCATGATCACTCGTGACGCTGCTATGGTTCTTGGCAACTCTATGGACCTCGCTAAACGAGTGAACCGTACACACGACAATGATTTCGGCGTGAAAGCCGCTCAAATCGGTCAAACAATCAACGTTCGTCGTCCACCACGCCCAACAGTGCGTACAGGGTCTGTCGTTGACATTCAGCCTATCACTGAAACATACAGCCCATTGACATTCGGTCAACCTGCTGGTGCTGATTATGCGTTAACATCGCAAGAGTTGACATTCTCTGTTGAAGATTACTTTGACAAAGTTGTTAAGCCTTCCGTTGTGCGTATCGCTTCCCAAGTTGAGGCTGATGGTAATGCATTGATCAACAAGTTCTACGGTGCGATCGGTACTCCTGGTGTTGCCCTTACTGGTGGCGCATCTGGTACAGCATTGCCTGCTATCACTAAAGCACTCGCATTGCTTAACAAGAATGATGCTCCTCGTGAAGCCGGTCGTAAGACATTGCTTAATGACCCTGACTTCAATGGTGTGTTGGCTACGTCTAACTTGACATATTTCAACCCAGGTCCTGAGATCAGCAAAATGTACACTGATGGTTACCAAGGTGGTTTCAGTTCGTTCGACGTGTTCATGAATCAATTGGTTAATGCACACCAAAATGGTACATACGGTGGTTCTCCAATCGTTGCATCAACTGTTGCATCCAATTCGGTCTGGTCGACAACATCTAACATCGCTACAAGCGGTTGGACTGCTACTACAACATCTTTGAATGTTGGTGATGTGTTCACTGTTGCTGGTGTTTACATGGTTAATCCACAGACTAAACAAACTATCGGTACATTGCAACAATTCAGCGTGCAAGTTAAGACAGTTGACAATGGCTCTGGTGCTACAACAATCACAGTGGCTCCTGCTATCGTGACAACAGGTGGTTTCCAGAACGTGTCCCGTGCTCCTACTGCTAATGATATCATCACAGTGTTAGGTGCTACTGATGCTGTGAGTCAACAAGCCTTTGCGTTTGATCGTGATGCTATCATGTTGGCTTCTGTTGAATTGAATCCATACTCTGTGGGCCTTGGTAAGTCTGTTACTGATGACCAAACTGGGGTGTCTATACGTGTTCAACAAATGCCTGATATCCGTAGCAACCAAGAAATCTTACGTTTTGACGTGATGTATGCTTGGGCTCCTTTATACGATCAACTGGGTACCAGAATCTTTACCAGTTAATTGAATAACGGTTAGTAAATAACAGTGGGGCATAGTCCCCACTACTTTAAGGAATAATATTATGGCAAATCCAAATACAGAAGGCACAACAAACGCAACTACACTCGGTGGTAGTGAGTTTGGTACAATCGTTGGCACAAAGACAACAGAACCATTGGGCTTTTATGGCTCGGCTGGTGTGGCTAAACAAACTGGCGTAGCAGTATCTGCCGCTGGCGTTCATGCTGCTCTTGTTGCTCTCGGCTTGATTGCTGCTTAATAGCAAATTTGGGGAGTTATGGTGACATGACTCCCCATCACCACGAATGACATAAATATAGTATGATAAGGATTTAATATGACAACAAGTACACGACAATTAATCACTGGTGCTTTAAGATTGATCGGTGTGGTGCAGGCTAATGAAAGCCCTACCCCTGAAGATATGGAAATCAGTGTGTCTGCACTTGATGCCCTAATAGATAGTTGGTCTAATAATCGCTTAATGATCTATACCATTAAGCCACGTTCATTTCCAATTACTGGTAGCCAAACATATACTCTTGGCCCAGGTGGAGATTGGGATATTACTCGCCCAATGAATATTGAAAATGCATACGCCAGATTGAATGCAGGCTCAGCACAACAGTTAGATATCGCAATGCAATCATTGACTGATGCCCAATATGCAGGTATATCAGTTAAAAACACTTCAAGCACATTCCCATTCGCATTCTACGATGATGGCGCTTACCCATTGCGCACGATTACTTTGTTCCCGATACCAAATGGTCAATCTGAGATAGTTCTTTGGTTAAGGGAACCACTCATTGATCTAGTTGATTTGGATCAGCCAGTAATGTATCCACCAGGATATGAGCGAGCCTTTAGGTTTAATCTTGCTGTTGAATTAGCAGCAGAGTTTGGTAAAACATTACCAACACAAGTTATTGCAGTAGCATCAGTAAGTAAACTTGAATTAGAACGACTAAATTCAGTACCAAGATACCTACATGGTGATTCTGGTATGTCGCGCACAGGTAAAGGTCGATTCTTCAATTATATTACTGGTGGCTTCTGGAAGTTTGGCAGTAACAATTAAGGTATATTATGGCAGAAAATAAAGCAAAACTACCTGGCTTCGTTGGCCCAGCATATACTTCCAGATCGGAACGGTTTGACTGCCAACGATTGGTTAATATGTATATCGAGATGGACCCAACGGGTAATGCTAAGGAAGCATCTACTGCTGTGTTGATTAGCACACCTGGATTAAAGTTCCAGCAAACGATAGGTAATGGTCCTATTCGTTGCACATATACTCAAAGTAATGTGAATATATCATACATCGTATCAGGCAATGAACTGTATCAAATATCAGGAGCATTAGCAGCACCAAGATTAATCCCAGGTAAGTTACTTACTTCATTGGGTGCTGTACAAATGTCAGACAATGGATCGCAGTTAATGATCGTTGATGGACGATACGGTTATTATGTTGAGATGGGTGATAATCCAGCAGTGATACAAATTACATCAGATAACTTTCATCCCACTGATACAATCTCATTCCAAGATGGTTACTTCATATGTGTAGATAAAGGTACGGGTAACTTCTTCCTCAGTGATTTATATTCAGCAGCATTCCAGCCACTCAATGAAACGAATGCATCTGGTTCATCTGACATATTAATTGCAGCGATTAGCAACAACCGTCAGTTGTACTTGTTAGGTGCAAAATCACTTGAAATTTGGTATAATTCCGGTGCTAGTGCAGCAACTCCCTTTAGTAGGCAAGATGGGCGATTCAGTCAAATAGGATGTGCTGCTCCAGCAAGTATTGCAGTTCTTGGTGAGACATTCTTTTGGTTAGGTAGTAATAGTCAGGGCGGTGGTATTGTCTATACACTTGATAATGCTATGCCAACTAGGGTATCAAATCACGCCATTGAATATGCATTACAAAACTATGGTGACCTAACAGATGCTACTGCATATGCTTATCAATCTGAAGGCCATTACTTTTATATGCTAAACATACCATCGGCGAATACGACCTGGTGTTATGATGTGACAGTTGGACAATGGCATGAACGTCAGAGTACTACTGAAGGTAATACTGATCGCCATATTGGTGAGACACATTGCTTACTTAATGGGACTCATATCGTTGGTGATTTTCGTAATGGTAATATCTATAAATATGATTTGGATACCTATACTGATAATGGTCAGACCGTTCAGCGTATTCGTCAAACACCACACATCAGTTATACACTCAACAGAATCTTTTATAAGTTATTCGAGGTTGACATGCAATTTGGTGTAGGTTTGAATATCGATACTGCTGATAAAGAGGGTGGTAATCCACGTATTGCTTTACAGATGAGTAATGATGGTGGCAGTACCTGGGGTAATCCAATCTATGCTTCAATAGGTAAGATAGGACAATTCAAACAACGTGCAAGATGGCAACGTCTGGGTAGTTCACGTGATAGAGTATTCAGGGTAATAATTACTGAACCTGTGAGATGTACCATACTAAGTGCAATGATAGACTTAGATATCGGTACTCAATAACATATAAATACGTAATGAACGAACTAACCAAAACATTTGATATTGATGTCATTGAGGAGAAGATGCTTGCCATGCCGCAGGCAGATTGCCCCTTGATGCATAAATTTGACAGTGGACATTATATACGTGAAGTAAGAATACCTGCAGGTGCCATTGCAATTGGCCACCACCAAAACTTTGAACATATCAATATATTCATTGAAGGTAAGGTACTCATGCTTAACGATGATGGTACCACTACATTATTAGAAGCACCAATGACATTCATTGGTAAGCCTGGTCGTAAAATTGGATTTATTGTTGAGGATGTACTTTGGCAAAATGTCTATAAGACTGACATCCAAGATATTATGTTACTTGAGCAAACATTACTTACCAAGACACAAAATTCATTAGAACATGCTGCCCATAAGTTTGCAATGTTATCAATGGCTGTTCGTGAAGATCAAGATGACTATGTGGAAATGATTGCCAAGATAGGTTATACTGAGGATCAAGTACAGGTTGAGGTACAGAATCTAGATGACCAAATACCTTTACCATATGGTGAATATAAAGTAACAATGGGACTATCAGCAATTCATGGCCATGGTATATTTGCGACGAGCAATATTGCCAAAGATGAATTAGTTGGGCCTGCAAGGATTGACGACAAGCGCACACCTCTGGGACGATATACCAACCATGCAAAGTATCCAAATTGCCGCATGGAAATACATGATAATATTGTTTATCTGGTCGCTAACTATAATCTGGTAGGTGCCACTGGTGGTCAACCCGGTCAAGAACTCACTGTAAATTATACTGAAGTGAGAAACATATTAAAGGAATTAACATTATGTCAAGCGTAGCAACAGCCATTGTCGGTGGCGCAGTATTAGGTGCAGTGATTACCAGTGGTGGTGCCAAAGATGCTGCTAATACACAGGCCGGTGCCGCTAATGAGGCATCTAAGGCATCAACTGCCGCAGCCAATCAAGCGAATGCATTACAATATAAGATGTATCAGCAAGGCCAGCAAAACCAAGCACCTTGGTTACAGACTGGCCAAACTGCCCTAGCAGCACTTCAATCCGGTATGGGGCTTGGTGGTAATTATATGCCAAGTAATGCTGGTCCACAAGTTAATTCGCCAAGTAATTTAGGTACCCAAATTGCGGCACCAAGTGGTGTTGCTCAAAGTGTATTAGGTGGAACAACTGCTGATACAGGTGGAGCAGTTGGTGTTGCTGGTGCCGCACCATCGAGTGATTATACTGCTGCTGGATTAACTAATTATGGTGCTACCCCTGAAGCAATGCAACAGGCCGCAGATCAATATGCAGGTGTAGATGGTGCAGGACAATTCACACAAACATTTGCACCAAGTGATCTTAATCTTGACCCTAGTTATAAGTTTAGACTAGAGCAAGGCACGGCTAATATGAATGCTTCTGCCGCTGCTCGTGGTACTCTTGGTAGTGGTCAGAATCTTAAGGATATCACTAACTACGGCCAAAGCGCAGCCTCTCAAGAATATCAAGCAGCATATGATCGTTTTATGAATAATCAAAATACTGCGTATAATCGTTTGGCTGGCTTAGCAGGTACTGGACAAAATGCTGGTACATCAATGACTTCATCTGGAACATCAGCAGCAGGCGCGATGGGGCAAAATACAATGGCTGGTATGACTGCATCAACGAATGCTCTGATGGGTGGTGCGAATGCCCAGGCTGCTGGTACAATGGGGCAGGCAAATGCATTATCAAGTGGTATAAATAGTGGTATAAGTAATTGGATGACCAATAAGTATATGTCCGGTGGATATAATGCAGGTGGCGCCGCTGCAGGCGCATCAATGAATACTCCAAATGCAGTACAATACAGCCCAGCAGAAACGTCTTCAATGGCAACTCTTTTAGCATAACAAGGAAAATAAATCATGGCAGGAATAGATCCATCAATCGCTCTTCAAGGTAATAATACTCCAGTCGATTTGTTTGCAGGTGCTAAAAAAGGGCTTGAATTACAATCACTGGCTATGCGTCCAGAGCAAATACAACAAGAGATGGCCGCAAGCCGTCAGTCTGTTGCAGCAAGTAAGGCACAACAAGCAAACACCGAAGCAGCATTGCCCGGTGTTGCTGCCACATCCGTTACTGCTCAACAAGCGGCTAAAAAAGCACAGCAAGATCAAGCAGCCAATGATAAAATCATGGAGTTATCTGCTTCAGGCAAATATACAACCACTGATGCAAAGACTGGTAATAAATCATTAGACTTTCCAAAGTTATATGGTGAATTATTTCAATCACACCCACAGCAAGCCGCTAAAATGGCTGCTGACAAATATGATACAGATTTTAAACAATACAGTGCTAAGTCTGCTGAAACAAAGTCTACTGGTGAATTGAATGCGATCGCTGATGGTATGGTGCAGTCTGCGGCTAATATGATTGATAAGTCTGGTTTACCTGAAGATCAAAAGGGTAAAAACTTTCAAGATATTCTTACTCGTCAAGCAGAACATAATCCTGAAGCATTCAAGAATAGTCCATATGTGACATTTGGTGATGATGGTAAGCCAATCATTACTCCTTTGGGTGGGTCTGATGTGAAGAAGATCGCTGCTGGTAGCATGACACCATTGCAAGAACGTCAAATGCATTTGCAAGAATTCACCGCATCACCTGATACTATTAAACAGATCGCATTGAATGCTGGTGATATTACTCCAGTAACGGCTAAGGTCGATGCTGCGAAAACTGTGGCTGCTGGTACAGCATATCAGACAGATTTGAATAATAGTTTGAATACTACTACTCAAATAAATAAAATAATTGGTACAGGACGATTTGGTGCTAGGTTGACGAGTGAGTGGGCAAAAGCAAAACAAGGACCAGACTCCGGTGTACTTGCTACATATCAAAAGGGCATTGATGCATATAATACAGTTCATCCCGACCCAAAGGATCAAATTGATCTTGCTCGTGATGGTATAGAAGCAGCCAATGCTAAATTACAGGCTGAATCTACTCGTAATCTTGGCAACATTGCAATCCATAAGAGTTTAATTACTACACCTTCACCAAGTGCAGCAATCGGATCAACCCCTAATACATCGGCACCACCAGCACCCGCAGCACCTGTACGTAAGGCAACAGCGGCCAGTGAGGCTAAAGTTAGGGCTAACCCAGCATTAGCAGCAGAATTTAAAGCACGATTTGGCTATCTACCAGCAGGGATGTAAATATGAGTTCATTTGATGATACAGAAGCAATTGCTGATACCTCTACTCGAAAAGTATCAGCACCAGTTCAACAATCAAGAGATGTTGATCGTGTTGCCATATTAAAGGCTGAACGTAACAAGCCATATAATCAAGATGAACGTGCTAGTCTTGAGCGTGAGATTGCCGTTGCATCAAAGTCTGCAGGTATACCTTATGATGGTGGTGGCCAAGCATACACCCCGCAAACACAGGCACCTGCTCAAGCAGCGCCCCCGGTGGCTCCCCAAGTACCAGTAGATTCATTTGCTGATACTGAAAGTCAGACTGCACCAGTGACTCAACCACAACAAGAACCAGGCTTTTTAGAAAAGACTGGAACTGCTCTACGTGGATTTGGTCAAGGTGCTACCGCTGGATTAATCCAGTATCCACAGGCTGGTCTCATGTCAGCAGTAACGGGTCAACCATATTCGGCAAGTCTAGCAGATCTACGTGCTCAGAATACTCAATTAGCCGCAGAGCAACCATATCAATGGTATGGTGGTAACGTAGGTGGTGCAGTAGGATTGGGTGCACTAACTGCTGGTGGATCATTACCGGTTCAAGCAGCAACCGCAGCAGGTACTGGTGCAGTGGGTGGGTATACTCAAAATGAAGATCTGAGTGAAGCGGCCCAAGGGGCCGCTTATGGCGGAGCATTAGGTGTTGCAGGTGGAGTATTACGTGCTGGTATGGATAAGGTTGCTAAATCTCAAATTATTGATACAATTAATGGACTATTGAAGGAAAAGCCTGAGGGCTGGCGCCAAACATTATCAAATGCACTCGGTATACCTATGCGAGGTGATAAGCCTGTGCAAGCAGCCACTAAATTGGTTGATGATTTAAAATCTGGTACTGTTAAGGTTGCTGATATTGTTAAGAACCCAGTCAATCCGAATACTGGTATTGCTACTAATATTACTGATTTAGCACCATCATTTAAATCATATGTGCCTGGTGTTGTTCAGGGAGTAGGCGAAGGCATAGTTGGTGCTGGACTTGGTGCTGGTACTAATTATTTGGCTGGTAAACCAATTGATCCATATGCTGCTATGGTAGGTGGTGCCACTATGGGATTAACGCATGGTGGGGCGAGGGCACTTAAAGATATAGGCACTACCTCTATTGCCAAATATGCAACTAGTCCTATGGGGCGTTATACTGCTCAACAAGTAAATGCCCCAGTAGTGGCAACACAGATAATGCAGCCAACGATAAATCCACAATCTGCACCTGATCCATTCGCTGAGACTGAAGGTATTGACACTAGATCTTCGTTACGAAGACTTATTGATGATATTAATTCAGTTAAACCTAATAAGACTCCTGGTAGAGGAGTCTATCGTTCGGATAGGTCTATTGGCGGTTGGTAATATGACGTACGCCATCAATGTCTGTAATAAGCATTGTTGGTGATTCATAAATGATTGTTGAAACAGTAGGGGTAGTGAACATTGCTGGTATTGAAATTACATAAGGAAATGAGAAATATATTGCTAATGCGATTAAAGTTGGCTTTGGTGCGAGGCATAGCAACCATACGATGGCTAAAACATATATTAATAACATGTTACTCCTTAATCTGGGTAGCCCAATATTTCATACGCTCTTCTGAATAGGCTTTTGCTTTGATGATGTCCTTGTCATGTTGTTCATTTGCTGAACTTGCCCAGATCATATAAACGATGCAAATAAATACTACGAGTAATGGGATAAACATATTAGCCTTTGAATTGATTAGTCATTTCATTGATAGCAGCACGGTTACGTAAGATTGCTTCATTACGTTTCATTCTGCTTAAGAGCACTTCATCGGGGATATTATGATAGATGCTCTTCTTTGCTGGGATCTTATCAGCGATGTAGATACATGCGAAGAGTACTAGAGTTGTTTTCCAAAAACAGATCATCAAAACTAAAATACAAAACCCAATAACTGCAAACATGTAAGCCCCTTTGTGTATATTTATTATACACATAAATAGTAGTAGAATCAAAAGGATTAAATATGACCAT